CGTCTTGTTGCCCGTGGTGAATTTACTTATGGCTCAATGACGCTGGAAACAGTTACCGCAGATGGGACTGAGTATGATATCATATCTTATGATTCCTCAGTACCACCAGTAGAAGTAACTACATCTAACCCACAAGAAGCACAGGAGTACCTGGCTTACAAGTTTATCATGTACCGTGACGGTACTGATGCTACTAAGGGACCAATCATGAAGGGCTACCAAGCGAAGGCAACTATCGCTACGCCTAGACAACGAGTAATGAGATTTCCCGTCTATTGTTATGACGTGGAGACAGACCGATACAATGTGCAAGTTGGTTACGAAGGCAGAGCCTTCGATAGAATCGCACAATTAGAATCCGTTGAAGAAAACGGTGACGTTGTAACATGGCAAGACTTAACCACAGGTGAGTCTCGTCAGGCTGTCATTGAACAAATCTCTTTCACTCGCCTCACACCTCCAGACCGTGGCTTCACAGGTTACGGTGGTGTTATTGATATCACGATTAGGACAGTCTAATGCAAGCACAAGACTACGCAACGGTAGCCGTTGCAGTATTAACAATTATAGGTGGCTTCCTTGGTGCCATTAAATGGCTAGTCAAGCACTACCTTAATGAACTCAAGCCTAACAGTGGTTCAAGTTTGAAAGATTCAGTCGTTCGACTAGAAGAAAAAGTAGAAATCCTATACCAGATGATGTTACACAAGGGGAGAAATGAATGAAACTTGTTGCCAAGAAAGCCACACCTGCCGCTATTGCTGTCCTACGACAAGCCACAGCGATATGTCCTTCTCGTTTGAAAGTCAGCGATGGACTTCTTCCGTCGAAAGCACATCTGGTACAAAGCCCGACATCCGACCATAATACAGGGTTAGCCGTTGATTTAACACACGACCCTAAGCATGGCATTGATTGCGTTGATATTTTTCAGAAACTTAAAGAAGACAAGCGAGTCAAGTACTTGATTTTCAAGGGAAAGATTTGGTCAAAGGAACGTGCATCCGAAGGAGACCGTGAATACACTGGCTCCAATAAGCACAATAGACATCTTCATGTGTCAATCAATGAGGGGATGGGCAATGATACTTCACCCTGGTTCTGGTGGCTTAATCAGCCTAAAGTAATCAATCAGGTGAAGGCGGTACTAATACCATCGCCAAGTAAAAAAACGTATAAGACTGCAGGTTGCACTTGTTGCAAAGTCCATGCGTCAAATCCAACGTCCTAAGGAGGACTTATGAACACAGAGAAACTAGTTGCAATCGCAGGCACATATCTACGCGCTGCTATCGCATCAGTGCTAGCAATGTATCTTGCAGGAATTACAGACCCTAAAGCATTAGGTTCAGCATTCCTTGCATCCATTGCAGCACCCATCCTTAAGGCATTAGACCCTAAAGAGTCTGCCTACGGCAAAGGTTCAGAGTAACCATTTAAGGCCCCTAGCAGGGCTATAGAGACAAGAAACCCCCTTACCTTAGTGATTATACTAGGGCGAGGGGGTCTTTTGTCGTTTCTACAGGTTAGTCTTGGTATTCCTCTTCAAGATATTCCAAGAATTGTTCGTATCGTTTTCCATTGATACGAGCCTTTATTTCGTAATAGATTGCTTCTAAAACATAGAATACAGTGATACCAGTTAGCGAAGCCAACGCTACTTCTAAAAAGTTTGACACAGTTCTCCCCTTACTATAATATATATTATATATATAAGGCCGAAGGCCTTTATATAATTACTTACATAACTAAGTATACACACCCAATTACCAACTGTCAACTATTTAAACAATTGACAAAAGACCAACCATGGTCTTATACTGTAATTATGTCAATCAAACTAGAAGAATATACTCTACCAGAGCACATATCGTACTCTGCGTTCACCACCTACCTCACGTGTGGGTATCAATACTACCTGGGCAGACTGCTCAACAAGCAGGAAGCCCCATCCGTCTGGTCTGTTGGCGGTTCAGCGTTCCACCTAGCGTGTGAAAACTACGACAAGGAGAACGCATGAGCGTACAACAACTATGGGACCAAGCCTGGCTTGAGTCCAAAGGTGACACTGACCTAACCAATGCACGTGTTGGTGGTCGTGCCACTAAAGCAAATCCTAACAAGGAAGATATCAACTTCTGGCAAAACCAAGGACCTAAGTGGGTTGAGGCTTACATCGCATGGCGTAAGACTAACCCAACATGGAATATCTGGACAGCGCCAGACGGCAACCGAGCAATCGAACTTGCCCTGACTCCTGTAGTCAAGGATGTGCAGGTCAAGATGATTATCGACCGAGTGTTTGAAGTCAACGGTGAACTTGTAATTGTCGACTTAAAGACATCTCAGAACACACCAACCAGCAACCTTCAACTTGCCTTCTACAAACTGGGTCTAGAACAGACCTTTGGTATTGAGGTCAAGTGGGGAACATACTACATGTCACGTGGGAATAACATCTCCGAGATGGTGGACCTATCCGAGTACACCTACGAAAAGATGGAATACCTTATAGAAACATTTGACAAAGCCCGTAAGGCTGCGTTATTCTTGCCCAACACAAACAGTTGTCAGTACATGTGCGGGCTTACCGAGTACTGCCAATTCTCTATTAAGAAGGATAAATAAATGGCCGAAGACTGGAAGTTACAAGTATCATATAAGACCCCATCAGGGGATATGATTAACATCCGTGCCAATACCAGCGATGAACTAAGTGTTCTACTCGAAGGTGTTGGCGACTATTCAACTCAGATTGCTGCAGTTCAGCGTTTGGTAGTTGGTGCATACAACGTAGCCCCTTTGGGGACAGCGCCTACAACAGTAGGCACAGGGCAATCCACGAACTTCGCTCCACCCCAGGCGCAGGCTCCGTCCGCTATGGCTCCAGCAACCCCAGTACAGGGTGGACCAACATGCCAACACGGACCTCGCAAGTACAAGTCGGGAATCTCCAGCAAGACGGGGAATCCATACGCGATGTGGGTCTGTCCGATGCCTCAGGGCGCGGACCAATGCAAGCCAGTCAACTAGTACCAGAACAATTTCCATTTTAAATTAACTAGGAGGGGAACAAGTGAGAACACTAGTACGCTCAGTAGGACGTGCCTCAATTGGAGGGGAACCCCTTCCTAGTTCATTTAGAGCATTTGAACAGAACAAGATTATTATACGTCGTTCAGAAGTTTCTATGTTTGCAGGTGCTCCAGGAGCAGGAAAATCTACTCTTGCTCTAGCACTTGCACTCAAGACCAACGTGCCAACATTGTACATCTCAGCAGATACCAATGCACACACGATGGCTATGCGTTTAGCATCTATGATTTCGGGGAAGAGTCAGTCAGATGTAGAACAGAAACTTAATACTGATGTTGGTTGGACGAAAGCAGTCCTCCAAAAAGGAAGTCATATAATCTGGTCGTTCGAATCCTCACCAACGTTAGAAGATATCGATGAGGAAGTCCAAGCGTTTGAGGAGTTGTGGGGATGTAGCCCATCACTCATTATCTTGGACAACCTTATGGATGTTGCCACTGATGGTGGCGAAGAGTTCGCATCTATGCGAGCCATTATGAAGGAGTTGAAGTACCTTGCGAGAGCAACTAATGCAGCGATTGTCGTATTACATCACACTTCGGAAGCAGTTCCAGGGAATCCTTGTCAACCGCGAAGTGCTATTCAAGGAAAAGTCTCTCAACTCCCTGCGCTTATATGTACACTTGGAACTGTTGGCACATCAATGGGCGTTGCATCAGTCAAGAATCGCTATGGAAGAGCAGACGCAAACGGAACACTCATGACATGGCTTGCGTTCAATCCAGAATATATGTACATCGATGATATACCAGAGAATGTTTAGGAGAGGTTATGTTAATGGAAAAGACATTAAAGATTATGAAGCAAGAGGCATACGTACAGGGATGGCAAGATGCAGCAGATGCAATCACATCTAAGTTTGAAGAGTCATTACGCAGTTCAATCGAAAACCTAGAACTACCTAACTTTGAGGATAACGATGACAACAAGGAAAAGTCACAAGGCTAGAGGTGCGACGTATGAAACCGACATCCGCGACTGGTTTAGAGCAAATGGATACGATAGTGAACGACTTGCTCGAACAGGTGCAAAAGATGAGGGAGACGTTGTTGTCCGCAAAGACTTCCTTGGTTCAATTGGGGTTATCGAATGTAAGGCCCCAGGAGCGGGTAATAGTATTGACCTCAGCGGTTGGACAAAAGAGGCTCAAATCGAAGCAAAACATTATGCGGAAGCAAGGGGTATCGACAGTGAGTCAGTCCTCCCTGCAGTACTTATCAAGGCTCGAGGAAAATCAATAGCGGATTCATATCTAGTATTAAGGTTAGGCGATGTATTTGGTGGATGATTTACCAGACATAGTAGCAGTGTTGAAACACTACGGTGCTAACATTATTAATTGCTTCGCGTGTGGTATGCAAGGCAATAGCATTCAAATAATTGCTAAACAGGAAAGGTGTGATATACGTGAAGCAAAGTCTATCGCAGAAGGAATTACTGGGGAGAGCAACCAGCAAGTACGCGGAAAGCATCTCTCTGGCGGAAGATTACCTAGCAAGTCGGGGAATAAGCAAGGAAGTAGCGCGTCTGGCGCGATTAGGCGTAGTAGAGGAGCCTGAACCTGGACATGAACAGTACACGGGCAGACTTAGTATTCCGTATATCACGAAGACTGGCGTGGTTGATTTGCGTTTTCGCTCTCTTAATCCTGCCGTTGAACCGAAGTATATGGGTATGGTCGGTGCTGATACTCGCATGTACAACGTACTTGATATTGAACATGCTGGTGATTGGATTGGGGTCTGTGAGGGAGAGTTGGACACGCTCACTATGTCTCGTCTCGTTGGAGTTCCCTGCGTTGGAGTTCCTGGCGCCAACTCATGGAAGAAGCACTATACAAGATTACTTGCAGACTTTGAACGCATCTTCGTCTTTGCCGACGGTGATGCCCCAGGGCGTGAGTTCGCAGCAAGTCTTGCGAGGGAACTACCAGTCACCACGATTACCTTCGGAGACGGAGAAGATGTTAACTCTGCTTATATTCGATACGGCGCGACGTTCATCAAAGAAAAGATGGGATTAAACATTGATTGATATTCCACCTTGCG